TGGTAATGTGCTTCAGGTGAAACATGCTGAGAGCAATACTATATCAACACATACTGGTGGTTCAGGTACTTTTACAGCTTCAAACTTGACCATAAACTTTACGCCTACTTCAACATCCAGCAAATTGCTACTTCATGTTTCGTTCATTTATGGTGCTAGTGCATCTGCTGGTAATAACGTAAGGCTAAAGAAGGTGGTAGGAGCTACAACAAGTTATATTTATTTTGATGACCCTGCCGCAGGAAACACAAGAGCAACACTTAGTAATATTTATCAAGCTTTTGCTAACTCTCAAGGTTTTGGGGAATTTGGTACAGTTATCGAAGATAGTCCATCTACGACATCTCAGATAACATATACCATTGAGGGTGAACATCAGGGTGCTGGCAATCTTTATATAAATAGCAGGAATGACGGTATTACTGACTGTGACAGAATGGGTCACATTACCATTACAGAGATAGCTGGCTGATGAAACAACTACAGTCAGTAACCCCAGAACTCCGTGTTGCTCTTGATTTAGAGAGCCATGAGAAAGAATGTGCAGTACGCTACAAGGCTGTTGGTGATAAACTTGAAAGTCTTGATAAGCGTCTGTGGCGTTTAGAAGCAATGATTATGGGGTCAACAATTATTGTTGTTGGCCTCGCAGCATCCTTACTAATGAAACTGTAGGAGAATAGCCATGTTAGCGGAACTAGCGGCGGCTAACGCTGCCTTTGCCATTATAAAGCAAACTCTAGCCAATGGTAAGGAACTAGTTGATGCTGGCAAGGCTATCTCTCAGTACGTAGATGCCAAAGAAACTTTACAATCTAGAGCCAATAAAAAGAAAAACTCTTTCTGGAATCAAGTAGGCGGTAAGTCTGGTGATGACTTAGAAGAGTTTATGGCTCTAGAACAAATTAAGCAGCAAGAGAATGAACTACGCGAGGCTATGCAGCTTTATGGTAGGGCAGGACTGTGGCAGGATTGGGTTAGGTTTCAGGCAGAAGCAAGAAGTCGTAGGGTTGCCGCACGTAAGCAAGCAGAAAAAGAACGACAACAATTTATTGACAACTGTATTATGGCTTTTTATTGGGCTGTGTGTATAGGATTAGGTCTGGCTACGCTAGGTATTATTCTGTGGGTTGTTAAGGAGAGTATGAATGTTTAAGACAATAGTACTAGCCTGTGCTATAGCTTCTCCTGACATGTGCTGGGAATATCACGATACACGTGGTCCATATGACACACAGGAGCAATGTAAGGACAGAGCCTATGAGATGGGCAATATGATTGCAGAGGTGCATGAGGGTGCTATCATGGCACAGAAGTTTAGATGTGAGCAGCTAAGAGGTCAGGCACTATGATACTAGGAGTAGTACAAGCCGTGGCTGGCCTAGCCAGTACATGGATGGAAGGTAAGGTTGAGACACAAAAAGCCAAAGTAGCTGTAGCAAAGAAGGTTGCTGCTGGTGAAATGGAGTGGAACCAGACCATGGCACAGGCTTCTGCGTCAAGCTGGAAGGATGAGTGGCTAACAATTTTGGTAAGCATACCCCTGATACTAGCTTTTACAGGGCATGAGGACATTGTACAGCGTGGCTTTGCGGCGTTAGAGAGTATGCCAGACTTCTATAAGACTGCTGTAGGTGTTGTATTTGCAGCAAGCTTTGGTGTTCAACAGCTTACTAAGATGTTTAAAAAATAGAGGTAACTATGAGCCTATACGAAAACATTAACAAACGTAAAAAAGCTGGTACTAGCAGACCTAAGAGTAAGTCTACTATCAGTGACAAGTCCTATGCCAACATGAAGGCTGGTTTTCCTAAGAAGACAGATAAGTATAAGAAGAAAGCATGAACTATTCACAGTTAATTCAACAACTTAAACGTCACGAAGGATTGAGGTTAAAGCCCTACAAATGCACAGCAGACAAGCTTACTATCGGTGTTGGAAGAAACTTGGAAGATGTAGGCATCTCAGAAGAAGAAGCAGAGATGTTGCTGATAAACGACATAGAGAGGGCAACAGACCAGTTAGTACTGACCTTTCCGTGGACAGAAGACCTAGACACGGCACGTTTTCAAGCCCTTATCAACTTCACCTTCAACGTAGGGATAGGGACAGTGGGCAAGTTCGTAAACGCAATGGCTCTGCTAAAGGACGGAAGTTACGATATGGCAGCAGACGAGTTTCTGAACAGCCGTTGGGCTAAACAAGTAGGACAACGTGCCATAGAAGTTGCGGAGCAGATACGTACAGGAGAGTGGCAATGAGTAAATATATAAAAACTAGTGGTACATCTACACCTACTCTTGCCGATAATCTTGGTATCGGTGACAGATACAAGAAAAAAGAAAAGCCTAAGAAAAACGATAGTAACGGTATATTAAAGTATTTCAAAGACCTTATGAAAGGTAGTGAAACATGAGCCAAAAACAACAGATGGACGATTTACATGCCGCCGTTACAGCAGACCTGCTGGCACGTGTACGCAGCGGTGAGGCAACTGCAAGTGAACTGTCAGTAGCTGTCAAATTTTTGAAGGATAATGGTGCATCCTTGGATGTTATCACTGCTGAAAGTCCTATGGCTAACCTTCTTAACGACTTACCCTTTGAGGTAGCGGAGAGTGTGCAATGAGAGGTGATAGCGCAACTTTAAGAGTAGCTGATTTTACTTTAGCTGCTAACACTTGGACAAAGTTATTAGATGATAACGTCAACAGGACTATGCTTACCGTATTAAATAATACTAGCACAGCTAACATTGAGATTGGTTTGGGTAACAATTCTACACCACCTACAACATTCTTTAAAGTTACTGGTGCTGCTACAGGTACTGTGGTTGGTGATTCCCATGTTTATAAGTTTGGTATTAACGAGGATGTAAATCAAATTTTAGAAACTGTATGGGAAGGCGGTGGTCTTTACACATATCCTTCTAGTGCTTTAGCTATGACAGTCACTAGTTCTAGTGGTGCTACTGATAATGGTGTTAAGATTCTTGTACAAGGTTTAGATGCTAACTATGATGAACAATCAGAAGAAGTAACTCTAGCAGGGGCTGGTACAGCTACAACTATTGCAACATTTATAAGAGTGTTTAGAGCTTATGTTAGTAACGACCAAGTTCCTGTTGGTACTATAACTATTGCTAATGGTGGAACTACTTACGCATATATTAATGGTGACCACCAGACGCTTATGGCTTTATGGACAGTGCCTCGTGGTTATACAGCTTACCTTAAACAGTCTGACATTACTGTACACACAGAACAGAATAACAAGTATGGCACTGTAACTATCGTAGCTAGAGAACCTAATGGAGTGTTTAGGACACAAGATTCGTTTTCTGCTGCAAGCGAAACAGTAACTCGTAGCTACTCAACTCCTGTTACCTTTCCTGAGAAGACTGACATTGAAGTGCGTGCGATTGCTTCTAGTTCTAATGCTGCCTTACATATTTCAGCTATCTTAGAGATAGAGTATGCTGATGTAGGTACTGTAGGTGTAGATAACACAGGTGGTTTTACTTTTCCTGTTGCTCCTATTAACGCAGTATGGGCTAGGAGTAGACTTAGCTCACACAAGATGCAAATAATATATGACGATTAATCGCCCATAGAAGCCCACTGACAGGCCTTAGAGCCTTGAGAGGTATGTACCCACTATGCAACAATCAAACGCCGTCCCTGAGGCTCTGAGAGACTTTAGGAACTTTACATACTTAGTATGGCAACATTTGGGATTACCAGAGCCTACACCAGTACAATACGACATTGCAAACTATCTGCAACATAGCCCCAAGCGTTGTATCATCGAAGCTTTCCGTGGTGTAGGTAAGTCTTACATCACTGCTGCCTACGTGGTACACCAGTTATTGCTAGACCCACAGTTAAAGTTTATGGTGGTGTCTGCATCTAAGGCACGTGCTGATGACTTCTCTACGTTTACGCAGCGCATTATCATGGAACTGCCCATATGCCAGCATTTAGTGGCTAAAGAAGGGCAGAGATGGTCTAAGATAGCCTTTGATGTAGCACCTGCTAAAGCATCTGGTAGCCCCTCAGTCAAGTCTGTGGGTGTTACAGGGCAGCTTACAGGTTCACGTGCTGATATTAT